AAGCTCGTTGATGAGTGTGGGGACTTCTTTATCTGCAGCTGCCTTCATGCCTAGACGTGGTGGTATCTGTACACTCTTCTTTAGTACAAACATGGGTAAATCCTTACCACCTTCCACCGTCTTGAATACGATAAATACTCCCTTCTTTGACTTCGCTATATAGCCTCCCTCTTTGAATACATCACGGGCTGACTTCCTTGTAACCCCGGCAGCTGTCTTGTTTGCTGCTAGTGGTATGTTCAGGTACGGGCCACCTGGTACTTTCCTGTATTTATCCTTAGCTCGAACTGTGCCGCCTTCCTCGTGGATTGGGGCATAGTTCGCAGTGGAGAAGATGGACGCTTTGAGTGTACTCAGTGATGACCCTGTGATTGTCTGCCGTATAGAGCGTGACAGATTACCTGTACGCCGATGCAGTGGGCCGCTGCGTATTCGATCCTGCACAGTGTCCACAGCCCGAAAAGCTGCATTTGCATAGGCTTTCTTAGCATTGGCAAAGACAGTATCAGGGAGATCATCTATGAGCGTCTCAACCTCTACAATCCCCTCAACTTTTGTTTTTATCGGCATCAGATTGGAGCCTTAGTGTAGTGAACATAACCTTTGAGCAGGCGCTTGACTTCTTTTAGCAGGCCTATTTCAGGAGTGGTAACATTGCCACCATCAGTGGTCACAACCTCTGCGGCGAAGTTCGGGCTCTTGTTGAACTCATATGCAATCTGAAGCAGCGCGGCTCTTTTCAGTGCAATCTCTGTGTTGTCTGCCGGTGATGCGTCAATGAGGCCCCCTGTGTATACTGCCTCAACGGTCGCCTCGTTTATAGGGGACCCGAGCCGTATGCCCCACTTGGTTATAGTGTAGTCATCTGTTTCATCCCCATCGACTGTGACAGATGATACAGAGGAGATTGGCAGGCCTCTGAGCGGTATCATCCGTGTAGCTCTCAAGCCAAGTATTACAGATTCAGTCCTGGATGTATTCTCAAACAGCCTGCCGGTGTAATCCTCAAAAGATGCTTGCAACAGACCTAGCAACTCCGACAAATTAGGGTAATCACTCACAGAGCTCTGTTTTAGCTGTAGTGCGTTTTTGATTGTGTCAAAGTCAACTAGATCAACAGCCATCTCTATTACTCCCCATCTCCCCAGAAGTCCAGGTCTTCATCATCCAGGTCTTTATCGCCCAGGTCTTCACCTTTGACATCATCGTGATGCTCTTCTTCCTTTACCTCCTCACGTACCTCCGGAGCCTCCTCAGCTGCTGCAGTCTCCTTGGGTCCGGGCTTGTCACCGTGAAGCTCTGCAGCTCCACAGCCAATAAAAGCATCTGCAAGCTCTTGGCCTACATCATAGATCTCACCTACAACAAATTGGTGAGTGTGGATACCATTTTCTGATCCTTTTGTTGTCCGTTTCATCTTTATAAACATCTCAGCACTCCTTTTGTGATTGGATGGGGGGCTCAAGGCCCCCTATCCGTGACTCACTCAACGACTCGCTTAGAAGTCGTTTTTGGGTCCATTGATTGCGATAACACTGTAGCCGATGTCATCTGTAGCAGCTGTACCATGCAGGCGGACATACCGACCGCGAGGGTTAGGCACATCAATCTGTGTAAGGCCTGTGGCGTCGATGGTAACAGTGGTATCATTGCCGGCGTTTGTATCAGGCTCATCAGTCCAGCTTGAATCATCATCGCTGTACTGCACTTTCATCGTAAGCTCACCACCAGTGCCGACACTGGACACAGCCACAGCAAATGATGCACTGCGGCCTGTACTGCAGTCAACTGAGCTGGTGGTATTAGTACCCGCTGCAGCCAAGGTGTTTTGAGCTTCCACAAGTGCAATGTTGTAGTTGCTTCCTGGGTCAAGTTTCATCTCTTATCTCCTGTTTTAGCCGTAGTCACCGGTTACCAGCTGGCGTGATACGTCTGCCTTCCCAGTTCCGGGGACTTGGGTAGCAACATAAAAGCCAGTTTTGGCAGTGTCGGTTATTTCGAGGATGTAACTGCCATCAGCAAGGGTCTGAATACGCAGCGCCTTTTTTGCGGTCAGTGTGCCAATATCAGCACCTGATGCTGATTTGGCCTGTACGGTCCCACTTGCTGAGGTAGCTGTAAGTCCTACACCAGTGGCAGCATCGGACAGCCACACGTCAAGATGATGGACGCCAGAGACATCATTGCCCTCTGAGTCCTGCATCTGTACTGTGACCTCTGACACATTGGCCCCACCGGCTGCAATTGAGAACGATGCAGCAACCGCAATCTCCTGCCCATTGAGCTGCAGATCATCGGATTCTACCCGTTCTCGCCGTTGGTTATTGGTTCCCATGCATCACCTCCTTTAGACCGCGATCTTGATCGGCTTGAAGGCCTCGCTCAGTATCGGACGACCACCTACACGCTTGCGGATCTTGAAGCCAGTTTGGCTGTACTCTGCGTAGCGCTCAACCAAGCGTTGAACAGTCATGTCGGCGCGATCTTTTATCCAATACCGGCTAAAGTCACCCACTACAATCGGAAAGGCATTGGCGGCGATGTCCGGCATTCCTTCCGGATTCACGAGAGGACGTCCCATCAGGGAGGCGGGGTCACCAGCTTGAACAGGAGGTTGCCACAAGTAGCGACCTTCTGCATCCTTGACCTGGCGAAGTACTCGCTCAGTGGTGCTGTTGGCCGCCCATGTTGCGTTACGGCGATACTTCTTGTTCAGGCCATAATATGCCTCCATCAGCACATCAAACCCGTTATGGGTCGTGTCAGTCAGTGCATCGGCGATGCCGGAGTTGATGGCGTTGGATTGGATGTCAGAGCTTGTCAGAATTCCAAGTGGCTCATCTACGCCGTTACCGGCTACAAAAGCGTCATCCTCTGCCTCCGCAACGGCCTCCGAGAACATCATGACAAGCTGGCTCTCCATGTCGGCATCTGAATCCTCAAGCAGGTCATTGTCAACCAGCAGGAGGGCCTGAACAAAGTTGATATCAATCCGCTTACGGCCAGAGGTCAGATCTTGATCAGATACTGCCAGACCTTTTGTACCCCATGCTACAACCGGCTTAGCCAGACTCGGAGTGCTTACAGAGTCACGGCCTGTGCGGCTTGCGAAGCATACCGGTCGCACTTCAGCCTGATCATAGGCATTGGAGATGATCTCACTGCTCATATCTTCAGGTACAAGAGTGCCTCCATCAGTGTCAGATGTGCCGGCAAGGGCGCGAATCTCCTCAGATGCCATCTCCCCGCGACCAACTCGCAGGTAATTCAAAAAAGCCCGATTGCGAAGCTCACGCTCCGGGTCCACCTCTGCATCTGGCTTGCCGGGAACTCTGGGCTTGGCCATTGAGCGCATCTCGTTTTGCAGCTCATCGATCACATTGTTGATCTTATCGATCTTTTCCTGAGTATCTGTGTACTCAGCCCCACGCTTCTCGAACTCCTCAGACCGTTTCTTATCTGCTTCTCGCAGCTCTGAAACAGCGCCATGAAGCTCATCGAGTACCTTCTTCACTTCTTCAGGCATTTTGTTGCTCCTCGTTCTGTTTGGTTAGTGATCTGATCTCATCAGCCAGGCTGCTGAGTGACTCTATCAGGTCATCATTAAGAGCTGGCTCAGTGGGCGTGCCCCGGCTGAGTAGCGCTGCTATACGTGCACTTTCTGCTGGTGAGATACCACCAGAGCGAATCTCTGCAAAGAGAGCCTCAACTCTCTCTCCTCGCTCCTCGCTATGAGCCTTCGCAAGCTCAGGTGATAGTTCGGCCAGCCTGCCCCGTGCACTTATGGGCAGAATCTCTCCTCGCTGCAGAGTTCGCAACTCCGCTTTTGTCATGCTTGACTCACTGGCAAGGTCATCAATAGTCTTGCCATCAAGTATTTTGTGTAGTGTCTCATCGATTTTGTTCTTGAACATTCCTCGCATCTGACTTTCTTGGCGCATCGCTGCTACCCATGTCAGATAGCTTGCATGAAATTGGGCAAGTGCCTCATCAAACTCACCAAGGCTCGCATCTGACCACCACAGGTCATAGAGTGTCTCATGCAGAGCATCCATCAACTGCCATCCGTTTGAGTTTTTCTGGATATCATTTAGTGTCTCGGTAAAATCCGTTGATCGTACATTAGAGATCGTGGTGTTTTCGTTAGCTGCGAAGACTACAGGTGATACCTCCCACAGCCGGACCTCGGTTATAACCCGCACTCCTGTTGTGCGATCACGGTAATCACTGATTGTATCGAACCCAAACGATAAAGTATCAACAGCTCCATCCTGCATCAGAGCGCGAGTCTCCTTAGCTCGCTCAACATCAAGGGTGAGCTTACATCGAACAAAAAGCCCGATATCATCTTCTCGGGCTTCGAGAACTTTGCCGATCAGCTCTTTATGATCCCACAAAACCTTTATCTTGCTCTTTCGCTCTTCAAGTGTTTTCTTGAAGGCTCCTCGCTTGAACATTGACCTATAGGAGTCCACATCATCCCAGATTACAGCATACCCTTCAAATGTACCAGCTTCTGTATCAGACGCTCGGATCTCTGCGGATCGATACTCAATACTGACA